CCCGTCGTGCCGCCAGAGGGGACCAGCTTAGTGGCCGGCTCTACCGCCGCAGTCCCAAGGCCGAGATTGGTCCGGGCTGTCGAGGCCGTGGCAGTTAGTTCGGAAAGATTGTTCGCCGTGGCGAGCTTCGCGTCGAGACTTCCTTGGAGGTCTACCTGCGAGCTCAAAGTCCCGGTGATGCTTCCCCAAGCCGTCGAGGTCACAGGGGTCACGCCGCCCACGTTGACCACCCAAGCCGCATACGTTCCCGAGCCCGTGTGGTGGTTAACGTCCACAGTCATCACACCCGTGCCGGAGTTGTACGTCAGCACCTCGCCGTGCATATGGTGCGCCGCGTCGTAGGAGATTGTCACGTTCTGCGTCGGCGTGTACGACAGCCCCGTCCCCACAGTCAGGGTCTTGTTGGCGTTGTTAATCGTCAGCGACGTCGTCGAGGTCGTCAGGTAGCGGTCACCCGGGACGATGGTCGCCCAGGTAGTGTCGTAATCCGTCCCACTCGCCTTAACCAAGGCTTGGGCCGTACTGCCGCCAGTAGCTACGCCAGGGCCGACAGGGCCAGTAGCGCCAGTTGCGCCCGTCGCACCAACGTCCCCGCGAGGGATAGTGAAGTCGAAGACGGCCGCCGAAGAGGTGCCGCTGTTGGCCACGCTGGCCGACGATCCTGCCGCACCCGTGGACGTGCTGCCCACCGCGATGGTCGCCGCCGTGCCAGTAGCGCCAGTCGCCCCCGTCGCGCCAGTCAGGCCGGAGGGGATGCCGAAGTTGAAGACCGCCGCAGAGGTCGTCCCCGCGTTGACCACAGTGGCCGCCGCCCCAGGGGATAGGGTCGTGGTCGTGCCGACGGCGATGGTGGCCGCAGGGCCTTGAGCCCCCGGGGTTCCCAGCTCGACGGAGAGGACCGCCGGAGCCGTGGCCAGCACCGAGAGGGCCAGCGAGCTGTCGGTCCCCTCGACCTCCACAGTCAGGGAGCCCAGAACCAGCGAAGAGACGGAGATGGAGGACATGGCTTAGTTCGTCACCTGGTCGATGACAGTCAGTCGGAAGGTGTCTGAGAAGAAGGTCGTGCCGCCGTAGACGAACTTGATGTCGCTGCGGGCGCTGCCGAGGGCAAAGCCTGACGTGGTCGAGGCCGGGAGGAAGGCCACAAAGGACAGGCCGTCACCCGCCATGGTGATCGTGCAGGGGTAGACCACCCCCACGGCGTCGATGATGTCCGACGTGACAGTCGTCGTCAGGAGGTTCGCGGGGCCGCCGGCCGCCGGGGTGTAGGTCACAGTCCCCGAGTAGGTCGTGCCGCGCTTGAAGGTCACAGTGTTGCTCATCTTCTTAACCTTGGGCGGGGGTTAAACCTGCACAGTCGCCCCGCTGGAGTCCTTGGTGTAACCCGACCAGGAGCCCAACCAGTCATTAAGCTGGGGTTCGTAGTTGGGGGTGTAGGGGGCGATGTTGGCCACGTCCAGCCCCTGGAACTGCACGGGGTTGGCTAGGGATAGGGCGCCTAGGTGCATCTGCTCGACGACGAAGGTGCCGCCCTCAAAGGTCAGGTCCGCGATCTTCCACTTCTGGCAGTTGTAGTTGTACTGCACAAGGGACCCGGTGTTCTGGATAGTCAGGTACGTGGTGCCCGTTGGGGTGTCCACCTCAACCAATTCTTGGCTTTGGGTCTGGCGCACGATGATCTGCGGGTCGGACCCGTTGAAGAAGTTGCTCTTGGTGTCGGCGTCGGAGCCGTCCGCGATGATGGCCAGGTAAGGCCAGAAGCCGTCCATGTCGCTCCCGCAGCCGATGATGTAGACGCCCCAGTTGTCGGACCCGCCCTCGACGCTCGCCGGCTGAATCTGAACGTACCCGCCCAAGTCAACCAAGGGAGACTCGGCCGCAGTGGCGAAAGGGCCAACAGTCTTGGAGCCGTCGGGGAAGCAGTAGTACTTCTGCACCTCGGCCTGCCAGCATCCCCATGCCCAAGCGTCGGAGTTGCGGGAACTCGTGAAGCGCACGAACCCCTTGCGGACCTGCACGCCGTAGCCGTAGCCCGTCGGCATGATGGTGACGCGGAACTGCTCCGGGTCTCCGGCCAGCTGCGGGTCGTCGATGGTCAGGGAGGTTCCGGCCTGCCCGCTTACGATGCTGTAGCCGCTCCCGGGTTGCATCAGAGAGCCGGGTTGACCGCCTCAACCCAACCTTCGGCCGAGAAGCGAATCGTGTAGTTAATTTTGTAAGTATCTAGGCCGAAGTCCTCAAAGTTAACGCTGGCCAGCAGGAGCTGATTTTGACCCGTAGCCGCTGGCGGGATTGGCTCGCTCACCCAAGTGCTGCCTAGGTACGCAGGGAGAAGCTCTGGCAGGTTTGCGTTCCAGTCTAGCGTAGACGAAGAACGACCAACGGCTACCCGCATGTCCTCGACGATGGTGGAGTCGTTGGTGTAGATGACGCCAGAGAAACCAGTCTGCGGAGAAAGGTAAGACTTGCGGCCGTAGTACAGCGGGAACTGCGGGTCGAGGAAGCCGACGAATTGGCCACCCGTCTTCTGGGTGAAGTGCGCCCCATTAGCCCCCTTGTACAAGGTGCCAGCGTCGCTGGTCTTTGCCTTGAACGTGCTGGCCTCGTAGATCGGAGCCGTGACAGTACCCGAGCCCACGCCGGCGATTTCCTCAGTCCCAATAACAACCTGGAAGAAATTAGGATGGGTCTCGATAGGTTCCGAAGTCGTGCTGACCGCCCCGCTCACGTTGCAGTTGGTGGTCGTGCCAGCCGCGTATCCGTCCAGGCTAATACCAACATAGTCCACGCTGATGGTGATGATGTTGTTCGGGCCGTGCACCACCTCAATCTTGTCGGCGAACATAAACACCGCATACGTCGCGTCAGGGTGAGGGTCTCCGCGGGCCACGGGTAGCGCCGCGCCGGTCATCGTCTTGTCGGCCTTAAAGACGCATCGGCCAGTCCATAGTCCGTAGCCGTCGTTGCGGACAGTGTAGCCGGACTGGAGGACCTCGGTGGTGAGGGGGTTGCCTTTGTTGATAGTTGCCATGTGTTAGGCGGTTTTGGTGTAGTCCTTGTAGTTGACCTGGGAGGCCATGCCACCCGTCTGGTCCTTGGTAAAGTCGCCCGGTCCGCCAGCGGCCGCCGCGATCACAGCCAGGTACTCGTTGGCCTGCTTCTGCAGCTCGACCTGCTGGTTGAGGATGTTCATCTGGGGCGAGTTGCCCACGCCGAAGGTCGCGTTGGCCTCGGCGAATATGGCCGCTTTAGCCCCAGCCTTGGCCCCGTCTTCCTCGGTCTTCTTGGCCGCACGCTGCTCGGCCGACGCGCCGAAGAACTTGTCGAAGGCCGCTTGCAGCTCTGGCGTTAATTTCGATTGGGCCAAACGCTCCGCAATTTGGTCGACGCTTTGGGGCATGATACCTGCGCCCATCGCCATTGATCCGTAAGGTCCTTGCCGCATGGCTTGGTTGGTTGCAAGAACTTCGCTGACCTTGCCAAAGCCCTCCGGGGTCTCCTTAAAAAATTGGATGCGGGCCTGTAGTTTCATCTCTTCGGCCGTCTTCTTGTCCTCCTCGGCCTTCTGCTGGTCCTTGCGTCGTTGGGCCGCTTCAATCTCCTGCTGGCTGGCGTAGAGCTTAGCCTCGGCCGTGCTCGCAAAGTCCAACGCCTCCTTGACCTCGCGCTTGCGGGCCTCGATGGCGGCGCTGACAAAATTGATGGCGCTATGCAGCAGGACCATCGGGGCGAAGAAACTCATGAACACGTCTTTGCCGAAGTCGCTGAACTTCTTTTGCACCTGGGCCGTCTGGCGCTCGAAGTCGGACATGGCCTTCTTGGACTTGTCCACCTGCTGGGGGACGTCCGTCGTGCCCTTGATGCTGTAGTTGACGTCCGTGCTCATCTCAACCTTGGGAACCCGTAAAGCCCGCCATGGCTTCCTCGTCTTCGGTGGTCAACAGGTTGACCTCACACCCCTTCAGCCCGGAGAAGGTTGTCGATAGCCAGATGGCCTGACACTCCGGCATCGTCCACGCACGATCCTCGGGCACGCCGTTGCTGATAAGGTTGGCCACTAGGCTCAGTACCCAGGGCATGCCGCTCGTCCGCTGCTCTAGTTTGCCAGTCTCCCAGAACTTGGGCCAGTGCTCGGCGTACATGCGCCCACAAAACTGGGCGATGGTCTTCTGCATAAACTCCGGCTCGCGGTCCATGCGGGCCAGCAGGGCCTTGTCCTTCATCGTAATCTCGCGGAGGGATTGCCCCGCGCAAGTCTTCAGGGCCGCCACCACCGCCGCCGGCGTGAACCCAGTACCCTCGACGAAAGGCGAGTCTATGGCGTGCAGCCTTACCCGGTCACGCAGGCAGAAAGGGGCAAGCCGATACCCCAGCACCTCGTCGGGCTCAGGGTCGGAGAAGGCTAGGATGAAGCGGCGGTCCATGCCGCTACGCTTTAAGCGTAGGACGCGATGCCGTCAACCTGGCGGAACTTGATAGAAACTCGGACGAAGTCCTTGTTGCTGCCCTTTTCCGAGACGGACTCCACGACTCCGGCGATGCTCTGGGAAACCCCCACGTCCGTCTTCATGGCGATCGTGATGGCCGCACCGACCTCCGGCATATCCGTGGTCTTGGCGATGCCTTCCACAGTGCCGGTCCGCTCCACGCCGTCGTAGCGCAGGGTGACAGTCACCCCCGTCTCGTCGGCCACCTTGTCGTTGAGCTCAAACGCCTTATCGACGCTGACG